GTGCCGGTCGGGGTGAGTCGATCCAGGGCAGCGGTGGCGTGCCCGCCTGCGGCATCGGCGGCCTGCACCCGGTCGAGCGCGGCGGCAGCGGCCTGCCCGGTCGGTGCATCGCCGGGTGCGGGCGGCTGCTGTCCGCCGAGCGATGCTGCGGCGCCCATCCCGCTGTCCCCGGTGTCGAGGCCGAGGGCTTTCTTGTCGGCCTCCCGGCTGGCGATCGGCGTCTTGCCGGACGGCAGGTAGAGGGCGCGCGTCTCGGGCGTGTCCTCGATCTCGTCGCCGTACCCGGCGAGGTCGGCGTACGACTTGATCGAGCGCAGCCCGGCGTTGAACTCCGCGAGTGCCTCGGCCCGCTTCGCCCGCAGCGGGACCTGGAGTGCCTCGATCTCGGCGGTGTCGAGGAAGCCGCGCAGTTCCGGCGGGGTATCTTCCTCGAATCCGGTGATGATGAGGCGGTTGTGCTCCGCCATCGTCTGCGACCAGAACGAGTAGCCCTCGGCCTCGGCGTTCGCGTACGTGCGGCCCGATGAATTACCGATAACGGATTCCCCGACACCAAAGGCGACGAGTATCTCGTTCTTCGCATTGGCGGCGAGCGTGCCGTACTGGGCGTCGCGGGGCTTCGCGCCGAGATCGACGTAGGACAGTTCTCCCGCGACCGCAGTCAGTTTCCCGGCGTTGTGCGGCCCACGGTCGAACCGGCGCTCGATCGCGTCGAGAATCGACTCGTCCACGTCGTCATCGACTCCGCCGACGCCGATGATGCCGCCGGGGCGCCCGTCGTTACGCAGGTACGTGACGTTGTAGAGCCGGGCGAAGTGGTCCAGTTCGATGCTGAGCCCGGCGGCCTCCAGCGGGGTGATGCCGGAGAACGGGTCCGTGGGGTGCGGGTCGCGTATCCAGTGGACGTTTTTCGGGTCGAGGTCACGGACCTTGCGGCCCTTGTCCCACAGTTCGTAGTGCGAGATGGGGTCGCCGTTGCTACCGGCCTTGATCTTGACCCGGCCGGGGGGCAGCAGGTCGTACCGGATCGGGGTGCCACGGTTGCTCCGCCCGACCTCCACGAACACGCCGGGCTTCGACAGCAGGGTCTGCGAGGAGAGCCGCTTCCGGAACACCCACCCGGTCTCCAGCGGATTCGCCCGGACGTTGAGCAGGTAGCACACCGGGTCGTCGTCCACCACCGTGTCCCCGGCGCGCAGCCGGTACTGAAGGGAGGACGAGGCACCCGCGATGGCGTTGACGGCCTTGAATCCCCACACGAGCCTTTCGTAGCCCTCACGGACCGCGCGCTCGATCGACCAGTTCCGCGCGAGACCGTTGGCGTCCATCCCGTAGCGGGCCAGTGCGGTGTAGTAGTCGGTGAACGCAGCCTTCGTCTCCTGCGCGGGGCTCGCGGGCTCGACGGGGGAGAGGCCCTTGCTGCGCAGGGCGGGCAGGAAGCGCGGCATCTAGCGGCCCCCGCTCACGTGTCCAGGCCGAGCAGGACGCCGGTCGCGATGGCCGCGAGCGAGACGGTGGCGAGCCCGGCACGCCAGTCCCAGCAGAACGCCGCGACGGCCAGTCCCGCGACGCCGAGGACGACGGTCAGGAGCGCGGTCACGTCGAGCACGATCCGCGCGTTCGCCCGCCGGGGTGCAGGCGTCTCCTCACCGGCAGGGATGGTCACATCGGGCACCGTAAGGGAGGTGCCGAGATAGCGTCAGGCGCCGACAGCCGAGCGCTGGTCGAGGGTGCCGTCGGGCATGACCAGCCCGCCCTTGGGCTTGCGGGGCGCGCGAGACTGGTCGGGTCGCCCGCCAATGAGGTGCAGCCCGATCTCGCAAGGCTTGTCGCGGACGTCGCGGTAGGGGCGTCGGCAGGCCCGGCAATAGAGTTCCAAGATCGTCACGGTCTGAGCGTCGCGTATCCGCATGGTTCCCCGGCGATGCGCCGGTCCGGCGGCTTTCTCGTCAATCGGGATAGTGGCCGCCCCGACCCAGTAGTGCGTCTCTCGGATTTCCTGCGGCATGTACGCTCTGCCTCCCCGCTTAGGACCCGCACTTGTGCTGGCGGAGACCCTACATGCCAGCATGACCCCCAATGCCCTGTGCGCTCCGTGACATCGACGTAAGTCGCCTAAGTGTTTCTGTGTACGAGAGCCGTGTATTCTTGCACGTCAAGACGCGTATCTACTACGCAAGCAGTCGTACACGCTTCTTGCGTTGGCCCGGTGGCTCGAACACGGAGAGTAGCCATGCCTCCGCGCGGTCCGGCGAAGGCAGTCCACGCTTCCGCAGGCTGTCCTTCGACTCGATGTAGGTGTAGCCGCTGGCATTCGTGCCATAGGCGGGGGCCGTCAACTGGGCGAGCGTGCGCGCATCGACACGCAGCCGGACCCGTCCGGGCTCGCCGGGTCCTACCGGGCGGAGCAGATCGCGCGCGGCGAGCCACATCATGTCGCGCTGGCGCCACGGGCGCAAAGTCTCCCCCACGCCCTGCTTCGCCGGGCCGGGCGACTCCCGCACGTCGACCGCCACGATGTCCGCGCTGTGCTGGCCCTCGTCTCGCCACGACTGGAGCACCCCGACGACGCCCCAGCCGACGCCGATGACGTCGACCTTGACTCGGACCGGCGCGCGGGTGCCCAGCGCGACCCGCAGCGCCTCTGCCCGGCGAATGTGCTCCAGCACCTTTCCGGCCACCGACACCGGGTCCTCGTTCTCCACCCCCGACGAGCGGTGCTCGATCGTGCCGAGCGTGCCGACGGTGCGGGCGATGACCATCTCGTCGCCGCCGTCGGCCGCCACATCCACCCCCAGCCGCACCCAGTCCTCGTCCGCGACCAGCCATGTGCGGTCCTCGTCCTCCAGGCCGAGGTCGCACAGCCGGTGCCAGCCGGGCTCCGGCTCCGGCTCGTCCTGCTCGCGTGCCAACTCCGCCCACTGGTAGGGCACGGTCCGACTGGAGCCGCCCCTTGGGAAGCGCGCGTGCACCTTCGCCTGGACGTACGGCGAATCCTCGCCGTGCTCCGCGATGGCCTCCGCGACCCATGCCTGGTCGATGAGGTGCTTCGACAACGGATGCGCCGGAACCTGCGGTGGGCAGGACCGGCAGCGGGGCGCCTGCTCGTCGGTGAAGTTGGGAGTCGAGTACGCCGAGATCGGAATGGTCGTCGTCTCGTCAGATAGGCAGTAGCCCTCGAACCACGAGCCCTCGTCGTCGGTCGGCGGGTTCCCGATCACGATCATCTTCGCGCCGCCGGTGGCGATGGCCCGCAGGTTCCGCCCGATCAGCCGGGAGATGCCGCCCGCCTCGTCCACGATGAGCAGCAGTTCCGCCGCGTGAATACCCTGCACGGCAGCCTCGGCGTGCGGCGGCGCGGACAAGCCGTACGCCACCGTGTAGTCCAGGCCCTGCTCGGTCGGTATCTTCCACTGCGTCATGTCGATGTGGCCGGGCATCGCCGCACGCGAGTGGGCCTTGCGTATCTCCGGCCAGACCTGGCGGGCCACCTGCCGGAAGATCGGCGCGATCGTGACGACGAGCGCGGTGCCGACCGGGCGTGTCGCCCCAAACCATAGCGTCGCCCTTGAAACGCTCCAAGTCTTGCTGCTGGCGAAGCAGGACGGCACCGCGATCCGGTCGTCTCTGCTGAGTGCCTCCATAATGTCGCGGGACACGCTCCACATCGACTCCCCGAGCACGTCCTCGATGAAGCCCGCACAGTCGTCACGCCACAGCGCGTACGGGGTCCCCCCCTCCTGGCGGGCCACCGCCAGCAGTTCGGTCATGTCCCGTTGGGAGAGGTCGGCGTACACCTGCCGCCGGAAGGCGGGTCCGAGCGCCATGAGGTCGGAGAACAGGCGCCGGGAGATGTTGGAGGTGCGGCGAGGCGGGTCCGCCCGCGCCGCCTGCGTCGCGAGCGTCATCAGTGCGTGGCTCGGCAGCCGTACCGGACGTGCAGCATGACGATCGTGCCGAGCCGCTCGCCGTCGAGCATGCCGGGTTCGATCAGCGGCGGGTACTCCAGGTGGATGCGCTCATGGCAGAGACCGCACTCGATCTTCGCCGCGTAGTGGGCCTGTGAGAGAGTCGTGCTCACGCGGCCTCGCAGGCTGCGCAGGACGGCACACCAGGCGGGGCGAGCACGAGGTCGCCGGGGGCTCCGCAGGCGGCGACGCCGGAGCGGGGGTCACGGCGGTGGGCGAGCCAGTAGACCTCGCCCGCGACCCACCGGGCGGACGGGTGCAGGGCGGCGAGGTCAGCGAGCCGCTGGCGGCGATCCCGCCGGGCGGCGGCGAGACTGACGACGTTGCTCACGCCGGAGAGCGTCGCGCTCCGCGACCTCTAGCGTCATGTCCCACACGAGCAGGTCGATGCCGGGTGCCGGGGCGTGCTGCTCCCGGTCCGCGAGCACGCGCAGGACCTGCCGGTCGTCCTGCCAGATGATCTCGTTGCCGGAGTCGAGGACGGCCTTGACATAGTTGTCGACGTCGCCGTCCCCGAGCGCCTTGTGCCGAAACACGACGTGGACTCCGACGGGTCCCGTGAGCAACGGCTTGCCGCGCATGGCGAGGCGCATGAGCGTGGCACAGGCGTCCTCGAAGTTCCGGGTGCGCTGCGGCGTGTACGTCTTGCCCCTGCCGGTCCGGGGCCTGCCCTTCGGCACGGGGTCGATGCCGAGGGAGGTGGAGAGTCGAACGACGTCCGGATCAGGGGGAGCGGGCCACGAAAGCGGCCCGCTCCTCACCGGCTACCGGACTTGATCTGCGCGACGCGCGCGGAGGTCAGGCCGGTCATGTCCGCGATGTCGGCGTCGGTGTAGATGCGACCGTCGGGCTTGCGGACGCGCCCGAGCAGCATCGGCAGGATGAGCGCGTTCCGCTCCTCGCGGGCACGCTCGGCCTGGTCCTTCGCGGCCTGCACGCGGTCCGCCGCGTCGATCAGTGCGATCCAGGCACCCTCCTCGGTGAGGTAGGTCTGGCGGGGCACCACTCGGATCGCGCCTTCCGGCAGTCGGGCCTCGTCCTTCGCCTTGCGCACGAGTCGCGCGTGCGCGTTGCGGTTGACGTGCGCGCACCGGTACACCTTGACTGGCTTGACGCCGTAGTCGAGCCGCAGGGCAATCGCGGCGGCGTCACGGATGGGGCGGTACTCGTCAGCGGTGCTCTCGGCGGTACGGATCACCTCCGAGAGCACGCGCACGCGCTCCACGGGGTTTTCCGCCACCTTGCGGCGCCGACGGGGCGCCTCGACGGTGGCAGTCATGGGGCTGTCCTTTCGATGGGCAGACGTCTTGGTCATGGCGATCGTACACCGGGTTTAGTGGGTACGCAACCCCGCTTCATGTGCCCGGTGCGGCGTGCAGCCACACCTGGAACGGGCCACCGGACGGTGGCAGCAGGAACTCCACCTCGCCGTCGAAGTCAGTCCAGGTGTGCGGCGGGATCGCGCGGTGCTCATGGCCGGTCGCCTCAATCACGTCGACCGCCCCGACGGCGCCGAGGTCGTGCCGCAGCGCCGCGTAGCCGTCCGCGCGAGGCACGACACCCTCGAACACCTGCACTCCCTCCCCGGCGGCGGGGGCATGGCGTCGCTCGTGCGCAGCAGCGGCCCCTGCCCACGGCTCCAGTGCGCCCGGCAGCGCCCACTCGCTCCAGGGGCAGCGAGTGCAGTCCGCGTGGTAGATGTCGAGCGCCGTGTCGTGCGTGATTGACAGCACCGCGCGGGACGCGGGGGCGGCGGGCTCCGGGCGCTCAGCCTCGGTGGTCGTCACGACGCCTCCTCGAACACGTGCAGACAGAACGGGCAGGTGTCGACCACCGCGACGTCGGTGATGCGGTCCGGCTCTCCACCGTCATCCAGCGCCACCATGACGAGCAGGAGGTTCGCCTCCTCCACGAGGTCCTCGGCAGTCTCGTAGACGTGCCCGCACGAGGAGCAGACGCGATAGGCGCCGGTCAACTCCTCGTCGGCCCGGTGGGACACGCAGCGGCTTCTCACGGTTCCCCCTAGCATGCGGCGAGCACACGGGACAGGGCGGTGTATTCGGCGGTGTCGACGGTCAGGTCCCACTTGACCTTGACCGCGATGTAGTCCCGGACGTACGTGCAGTCGTAGTCATTATCGGGCGGCAGGTACTGCGCGGGGTCCTTGTCGCCCTTCCGCTCGTTCTCCGGCCCGGACACGGCCAGCAGATTCTGCTGGTCGTTCGCGAAGTCCCGGCGCTTCGCCAGGGTCCAGTGGTCCGCGCCAGACTGCCATGCCTCCGCGAGCGGCACGCGGTGGTCGATCTGCACCGCCGAGGACGTCGAGGCGCCCCGCACGAACGAGATCGTCTGCCCGGTGTACGGGTCGTGCAGGGTGCCCCGCAGCACGATGCACGAGCCCGTGCGGGCCACGTCCGCCAGGTCGCGGGCGAGGATGTCGTTGCGGGTGTCGCAGCCGTTGTGGTCGGCGTCGTACCAGGCGGGACCGAACTGATCCCGGCTGTAGGCCGGAACCGAGCCGTGTGCCTTGAGTGACTCCTCCGGTTTGACGGTCAGGTCCCTGTTGAGCATTTTCCGGGCCTGCCCGACGTCGGGGTGGTTCTGGTGCGTGACCACCGCGACCGCCTGGTGGTACCAGTGGCTCACCGCATCGGAGCCGTTTCGGAGATGGTCCTGCGCATACGTGATCGCCACGAGGACGACGAGTGCCAGCACCACACCGTAGAACGCCCGCTCGTTGTCGCTGTTCATGCGTCGAGCCTCCGCGCCCCGGCCAGTACCGTCGCGAGGTCCTCGGGGGCGGGGGCGGCGCCGGTGCGCAGCGCGGCCTCCAGGCTGTCCAGGGCGCGGCGCTCGGCGTCGGTCCAGGTGGGCGTGACCCGCCCGTGCTGGCGCGTCTCCCGCCCGTTCACGTGCTCGGGCAGCACGTACACCTCGCACCCGTCCCGGACCTCCGCGAGCCGGTCGATGCGCGGGTCCTGGCCCTTCGCCGGGTTCCCCTTGTGCAGGGTGGAGAGCACGCTGGATGCCTGGCCGTGGTGCCAGCCGAAGTGCTCGCGTATCTCCTTCACGGTCGCGCCGTGGGCCTGCTGGCCGTCGAGGTAGGCGAGCACGAGATGCTGACGGTCCCGCGCGGTGCCGCTCGTGACGTCCGCGCGCGCCCGTCCCTCCGAGGTGGCCGACCCGGCGTAGCCCTGCGTGCCGTCGTACGGCAGCAGCGGGATGTCGAGGTGGATCGCGTTGGACGGCGGCAGCCCGCAACCGGGATGGCGACAGGTGCGGCCACTTGCGTCCGCGTCGAATGTGTGCTGGCGAAGCACGGTCATGCCGCCTCCAGGGCCGTGTCGTAGGGAAACACCTCGCGGGTGCCGTCGAGGGACCGGCAGCGCCAGCCGTCCCGCACGGCCTGCATCGGCCAGCCGTGGCAGAACGGGACGCCGCCGGGGCGGGCCGGGCCTTGCAGTTCGGGCCGGTGCGCGTGCCAGAAGTAGAGCGGGTTCATGCTCGTGTAGGAACGCAGCAGGGAGTAGCGCGCCGGGTTGTGCTTCGCGAGCCGGTCCCACCAGCCCTTCGGGTCCTCGGCGTAGCCCGGCGGGTGCCGGTCCACGAACATCGACCCGTCGGGGCCGACGTAGGTGAAGTCGAGACCGTCCTCCCGCCATACGCGGGTGAGCGGCGCTCCACAGTCACGGCAGCGGTACGCCCGGTCCGCCGGGACGTGAAGGGGGCCAACCGGGGCGCAGACGGTGATCTTCGGGGGCTTGCGTGGCATGGCCCAAGCGTACACCCACTTAGGTAGACATGAAAAGCGGGGTCACGCCGCGTTGTCGTCATCACCCTCGAACATGCTTGGCTGCACATGCGGAACCGCGCCCCCGACGACCACGGGCGCCCGGAGAGCGCCCGCCCGCTCCGCTGCGGCGGCAACCTGTCGCTCGATGCGCACTTCGATCAGCGGCAGGTACTCCGCCTCCCGCTCAACGGCAATACACCGAACATCCTCCATGAGGCACGCCTCGACTGTCGTCCCCGACCCCGCAAACGGGTCGAGGACTGTCGCGCCAGGGGTAGCGACGAGCCGCACCAGCCACCGCATCAACTCCAGGGGCTTCGTCGTCGGATGCGCGACACCATTGACCTTCGGCCGCTCCTTCGTCGGGGCTTTCGCCTGGTAGCGGAACGTCGGGAAGAACCGCGACGCCCCACCCGACCCGCCGTAGCCCATATCGGGTGTGCCGACCGCCTTAGCGCCGGGCGGTCCGATCTCGCCACCGCGTACGCCGTTGCGGCGCACCGCTACGCCGTCCTTCGTGACGCCGCTTTGTTGGTTGAGTTCGTGGACGGGGCAGCCGTCGACACACTGGTCGGGGCACAAGTCGACCCCGTCGGCGGACGCGTGCGTGAGGACTAGGTTCGACGGCCACCGCCCGTCACTGCGTGGGGTCGGCTCGACGCGGCAGGCGTCGATGTTGATGGCGCCGGTGCCCCACTGTTGGACGTTGGCGGCAACGGTGCCGTCGAGGGGTTTGCGGGCGACAATGATCGGCTCGTGCGCGGGTTTGAGCGCGGTGCCCCATCCGGCCCACTGGCGGGCCGCGTCCGTCGCCGGGGCCGTCACGGCATAGACGGATGCGCTGGACCGGGCGTAGGCGATGTCTGCGGCACCGCTCTTGCCGTGCCCGATCACCTCGCGCTCGATGGCTCCCCACTGCTCAGGTGAGAGGTAGGCTTTGAACTCTTCCCACCATCGGTCGCCCGGTGCGTGGTCCTCTTTTGTCCAGTCATCTATATTGCGTCCGGGGATGTGCAACCCGAGGCGCAAAGCGGCGGCCACGTAGTCGCGTCGTCGCATTTTGTCGATGGCTTTGGACACGTCGAGCGACTTGGGGAATCCCGACGCGTACAGCCACGCGATGCGGTCCCGTATCTCGAACCCGGCGTCCTCGACGGCGCATGCGAGCCGGTGCGCGGTGCGGGTGCCGCCGAACGCGAGCATGTGCCCGCCGGGCTTGAGTACGCGTAGGCATTCAGCCGCCCACTGCTCGCACCATGCCTGAAAGGCGCGCATCTGTCCGGCGTTGTTGTCGCGCTGGTCAAGTGGCTTTCCCTTGACGCGCCAATCCGGCTCGACACAGGCGCACTTGCGGGCACCCCGCTTCCGACCGCCACAGGTGGCGCAGGTTGGGTTGGCAGTATCGCCCCCACCGTAGGACGGACGCGTCAGGCGTTCCGCACCGTCGGTGTAGCCAGTGCGAGTGATGCCTGCACTGCTGCGCCATGCGTCACCCCGAAACGAGTCCCAGTCTTTGCCCATGAACTCCAGCCCGTACGGCGGGTCGGTGACCACGGCGTCCACACTGTTGTCAGGCAGGGCGCGGAGCACCGCAAGCGCGTCCCCGTGGTGCACGGCGATCGTGCCGTCAACGTACGACCGTGTGCTAATGGGGGTTGCATCCGTCATGGTGGCACCGTACACCACCTTGCGTCCTACCGTCTCGTCACGGTGTCGCGCGCCGCTGCCGGAGCACGCCGTCCCGGTACAGCGCGAGCGCCACCTGTCGGGCGCGTGCCGCGTCGAGGTCCGCGATGCGCACGAGTGTCGCGCGCACCCGCTCGATCGTGTCGGCGTAGCGCGGGTCGGCCACTTCCTCCGGCGAGTCCTCCCCGAGGTGGCGCAGTCCCGGTCCGAAGCCGACCACCGGCAGGCCACACACCCGGCACATCCGGCGCTGTACGCCCTGGAAGGTGTCGACCTCCTGAACGGCCCGGTGCGGGCCGACGGTCGGCGTGGTCACCAGTCCTCCTCGTCACCGTCGAGGGCGGAGCCGTCGTAGGGCAGGAAGCCGCGCGCCTGGAGGTCGGCCACCATCGACTCGTAGCCCGCTGGCAGTTCGCCCGCCCCGAGCAGCACGTACCGCCCGTCCCGGTGCCCGCGTGTGCGGTGCAGGTCGTAGAACGAGGCGACATGCAGGCAGTCACGGTCGGGATTGAGCCCCTGATCCCACGCCCATGCGGACAGGCACCGCCAGTTCCGGGTGATGACGACGACCTTGCTCACAGCGGCTCCCCCAGCGCGATCCGGCGGTCGATCTCGGCGCACACCGTCGCAGCGCCGATGACGAGACAGCGAATGTCGGTCGGCCCCGGCTTCCACTCCTCCGGCGAGCGCGGCCACGCGGCGGGCGGCTCGTGCGCGTCCCAGCCGTTGATGCCCGCATCCACGTACGCCCAGGCGACCCAACCGAGGTTGGGGTCCTCCTGCGCGGCGTCCTCCTCGGACGGGTAGCCCTCCTCCGTCTGCTGGCGGCTGCGCTCGGCCGCGACCAGGGAGACGCCGGTGACGCCTTCGATGTAGACCGGCGGGTCGCCGTCCTTGTACGCGCGATAGGCGAGGGTGGCCTCGATGCGATGGCCGCACGGGGTCAGCCAGAACACGTGGCCTCCGCCGCGCGGGTCCACCTCGCCGTCGATGCGCTCGATCAGCGTGCCACAGTGCGGGCAGGGACGATCACTCACACCCGCAGCGTAACCGCACTTAGGACCTGCGGCGCCGCCCGCCGGGTGCGTGTCGTGTCCACGGCGGACGCAGGTGGAACTGCCACTTGATCCGCGCCTCCCATGCGGCGAAGCCGACCGCGAACCAGGACACGACCGTCCACCACCGCAACGGCTCCCCGCGCCGCCCCAGTGACGACGCCATGACCACGACGAGAAACAGGACGACGGCCACGTTGCCCGCCTTCGGCCACGGCGCCTGGTACTCACCCCGCCACTCCCGGCGCGCCCGGCGCCACATGAGGCGGACGTACAGGGTCGTCGTCAGCACGGAGGCTACGGCGACTACCACTCGGGCGCCGTCGATCCAGGGCGTGTCATCGAGCAGCACGGCGGCGCCTCTCCCGCCATGCCCGGTGCCAGCGCTGCGGTATCCAGTTCCAGCGGCGAAGCGTGACCTCCTGATAGGCGCCGACCGCGCCGAACACCAGCGCCGCGAGAGCGAACGACGTCCGGGGAATGTCGAGGGAATGGCCGAACCGGTCCACGCTCTGCCAGACGGGAATCACGGCGAGCATGACGTAGGACAGGATGATCCACGGGTTGTCCTGCGGCTCCGCGAACACCCGCCGGTGCCGCCAGCGAATCCACGCCATCTTGAGCGCGACCGCGATGAGGTAGGAGAGCAGCAGGACGACGACGAGGCGTACGCAGTCTGCGCCGAAGTGCTCCGTGAACGGCGGGTAGCGCTTCTCGATGACGACCACGAGCGTCAGCATCCGTGCCTGGCTGCGGTTACGTCCTAGCGCGCCTGCGGAGTGTCTCGCGCATCCGCTCGCACTGCTCCAGCGTCCACATCCACCGGGGCCGGGGGTCGCCGTCGAGGCGTGGCGCGGGCTTGCCGGGCTCGCCGTACAGCAGGGCGTCCCAACGCGGCAGGACCAGCGCCTCG